CCTCATAGTCTTCATCGCTATCATAATCAGATTTTTTAGGTTCTTTCGCTGCTCTTTTTACTGCGGCTTTTTGGTATGTTTGTGTATCAAGTTCTTGTATATTTTCTTCATTAATACCTGGTACATTTTCACCAAAAGGAATTGTGATATATTTGTCTAATACTTGTGAATAATAGAGAGCGACCTTTTGATCATCAGGATATACACGAATAGCCTTGCGCTTTAGAACTAATACGTTTGGTATCTTTTTATCTGATGGAAAACCTTTCTTGACACGAGGATCGTGCTTTGTGAAATAACCATCTTGCTTTTTTACTTCATCTAATTTTTCTGTTTCAGATTCTCCCCCGGCAATATTATCGTGGACGGCTGTGAGATAATCTGCTGCTTTGGTAATCTTAGATTGCATCCATGCTTCCAAATCACCTTCACCTTTTAGTTTACCAAGCAGATTTTGTGCATTTGAAATGATAGATTTAAGTTCGGAACGGGCCATGGAAAACTCATGGTCTTCCACAATCCGACTATCTATCTTTTGTTGCTCTTCTCGTATCTGCTTGATATCTTTCATATTAGACCTTTAGTGGCTTGTTCTCACCAAAATAGTTTTTGGCAATATCAATCTTTTTTTTTTTCTAACTTACCAACAGCCTTAGTTGTAAGAATATTGTTGAAGGTATTTCTCATGCCTTCTAGGTCATTTTCTACCAGACTATCGATTGCTTTTCTTACTTCCATAGTATCCTCCGTTATAGTCTTATATTTATTCTTCAACAATACTGCACTTGAATAATGCTACTTGTTTGCCTGGATTATTACCACTTGTAGTAACATCGCTGTCTACCATAAATGGCCCACCCTCAACTCTTATCTTGGTGCCTCTGGGTAATAGAGTTTCAAATTCACCCTGTGTATCTGTAACACCTTCAAGATATATTGACTTTTGGCCCTCTTTAATATCTATTTCCAGCACCACACCAACATCTTGGTTTTGGTCAAATGTGAACATATCTATTGCTGTATCATGGTCCAAAGATGTAGAAATATAACCACGGAATATATAATCTTTGCCTGGTTTTATCTTACGGAAGTCATACCGTGAACTAAGCCCAGTATAAACCGTATAATCAAATGGTGCACCAGTCTCTTCAAATGCGTTGTCTAGGGCCTGTATTTTCTGTACAGTTTGATTGGCCTGGTCTGGTGTTGTTTCAGGATCAAACCCTTTATATAGATAGCGGTTGATATCATTAAATCCAGATTCTGTATAGTATTTGATAGCATCTATTTCATCAGGTGTAAATATGCTGGGCTGATATAGATTGCGTAGTTGCCTATCATAGGCTATAATTTCTCGGGTATTTTGCTTTTGATATTTGTTTTTAATACTTTCATCAGCCTTAATGCCTTGAATAGAGGCCTTTTGCTTTTTATCAAGAACGGCCATGGTGTTTATATCACCTTTCATAGCCGCGGCATTCATTTGAGCGTCTGAGGCGTCTAGACCAGCCGCTTCAACATCTTTACCTTTGAAAGGATATAGTTTTTTATTCTTGACAATATATTTTACTTTACCTGATTTATCAGCATAACGACCAAAGCCAACATATATCAGACTCATCTTCTTGGCCATAGAAGCAGCCTCAGAAGATGGCTCAACCATCATCTGAGAGGCCAGGCTTTCGTCTAGATATTCACTAAACCTGTTTACCATTAGGCCGCTTCCATACTATCATTTACGAATCGTAGTTTTTTCTGATCTAGGAGTGGATCTGTCTGATCTTTCCTAGAACCGTCTTCTTGTGGCACTTGGTCGCCCTGTGCTAACTGCTGTATTTGTTTTGATGGAATTGGTGGTGGCTGGTTGATATTAACCATGGGCTGGCCCTGCATAGGCATTGGTTGACCATCTGGGCCAACCGCAGGTGCGCCTGCTGGTAATGGTTGACCATTAGCATCTACTGCTGGTGGAGGATTTTGTGCGGCCTCTTCGGCTATCTGCTTATCAATTTCTTTAATATCTTCTTCGGTCAGTTGAAGAACATTCTTACGCACCCATTCTTTTGAATAATACAGACCAACAAATGGCTGTACCATTCCAAGAGTTTGCATACGAGATGTGAGTAGTTCTGCTTCTTTTATTTCGGTAAAGTTATTGTCTTTCTTATAATCATACCAAACATCTTCTTTAAACTCTTTCCATTCTTCTTCGGTACAGACCTTTTTAAGAACAAGTTGAACACGGAGAAGGTCATCAAATAGTGTGGAAAACTTATTGCGGAGTCTTTGAACAAGTTTAGTAAACTTAAGTTCATCACGGGTAATTTCTGTGGTACGACCTAGTGAAAATCCCTGTTGTGCTTCAAGTCTTGAAATAGGAACACCCAGAGACTTGTAGAGTTTTCTCTCAAAGTATTTCACATCTTCAAGTTCACCAAGGTTCATGGCGCCTGGTAGTGTCTGTATTTCTGTGCCGCGGCTGCCTTCACGGCGAGCAAGCCAGAAATCTTCTAACATTGATAGATGCTTGCGGTCATCCTTGATTTCACCTGTTGAGGAATCGTAGACAAGTTTATTGCGGTACTTGACCATAACATCGCGGAGATATTGCTCGGCCTTGATTGTTGGCATATTACCAACGTCTACATAAAATACACGGCGTTCTGGTGCGCGAGAAAGACGGTAAATAACCGTAGCATCTTCGACCATTCTTAACTGGTTGAGTGGCTTGATGGCCTTATGTAGATATGAAAGTACCATCGCTCTCTTGGCATCCATAAGGCCTGAGTTGACATTAACTACGGAATCTATGGCAATCTTAGCACCAAGATTAGAGTGTGCGCCAATAATACCGCGTTCATTATAGAGATAATATTCAACCTGCTTTTTGATAATATCCATGCCTGTCTTGGCATCTTTGGTCTTTTGTATTTCACGGATTTTGCGAATACGGCGTGGATCGATATATCTGAGTTCTTGAATACCTTTGGCTGGGCTCTTTTCATCAATAACAACATGATAGAATAGACGACCATCAATATACCATCTGCGGAATATATCATGGCCCATATTGCCAAAGTTAAGTAGTTTTAGAATAAACTCAAATTCTTCGGTGATTTTCTTTTTGATGGCATCTGGTTCATTGAGATTATCCATATTGATTTCAATAGCCTGCCCATCATCATCATTGACAATGGACTCATTAACAATATCGTCAATAGCCGACTCAAGTTCGGGCTGCATCGACATTTCACGATATCGGGTGATTAATTCGATTTCATTGCGAACAATACCATCTAAATCAACATAAGTTCCGTAATAAGAACCTGTTTGGATGGTTACTGCACCATCTGTGTTCTCAGGTACAGAAAATGTTTTTTGATTAATGTCTTGCTGATTAGTATCTTGGTTCTTTTTGCCTACACGACCTATTTCAAAACCGAATATTTGCATTTATTACTCCGGTGTTAAACGGGGAGAAAAACTCTCCCCGTTAAATCATAATAATATATATTAGCCGGCCACAGGGCGGACGTTCGTGAGTGCGTCTGTTGTATCGCTCTCCCACCACTGATAGGCAAAGGTTACAGCATACTCTTCGATAGTGTCGTTGGCACCCCAATCAAGTTCGATTGGGCTAATGTCTACTGGGAATAGGCCAACAAAGTTATACTTCTTGAGAACTCTTCCTGTTTTACCATATTGGAAAACAGTTGCGTCTTGCTGATATCCACCATCACCCTGTACGAAGGCTGCGTTACGAAGATTGCCGGCATGTGAATTAATACCGCTCAACCATTTCTCAAAAGCCTTGCGAATGACGAAATCTTCGTCATTAATAACTGTAACTGTCCATTCAGGGAATGTTCTGTTACCAGCAAACTTAAGTTCACGACCAAAGTAAAACACAGGAACCTGATTTACTGAAGATCCTGGTAGTTGTGCTGTCTTACACATAAATGTAAACTTAGTGCTTGCACCGTTACCTGAGGCGAACCCTGAGGCTCCTGTAGTTCCTGTGGCAAGTGTTGGAAAGTTTAGTGTGCATTGGAACAGATTAGGCCTTGCACCATCACTCACCATCTGGGCTCTAAATTCTTGGACTCTAAAAGCCATTTGTTTAACTCCTTTTTATATTATTTATACTATATTTTAAAACTTACCAACAATCTCTTCAAATGCTACACCGGTGCGTACAGCAATGAAGTTAAGTTGGATGAAGTTAATGCTTCTTGCTGGCTTGATATAGATATCACCAACAAACTCGTTGCGATCAATAACTTCAGGAGTATTATTTGTCGTATCGCAAACAACACGGAAGTCGTAGATACCACGACGACCCTGTACGTCACGAAGATATGGCTCAATCAGAGCAACGAATTGTGAACGGGTAAACTCATCATTGAACTCGAATAGTGAGTACCTTGCTGCTCTAGCAATGGCTTTTTCAAGAACGATGAAGAGCCTGCGGACGTTGATGCGATCAAACGCAGATGGTTTGGACAGAAGTGTCTTATCACCAAATAGAACTGTTCCTTCACCTGGGAAAGTTACAACTGGGTTGATGCCATTCTTGTATAGATCGTCTCTGTTACCCTTGGTTGGATTCCAGCCAAGCTTGACAACATTCTTGATCTGACCGCGGTTGAGGCCGGCAGGTGAGAACCATGGATCTCTCTGATAATCTGTACGAACACAAAGACCAGCAAGATCGCCGTTCATTGGTACCCAACGATATACGTTGTTGTACTTGTCGAACTGATACTTCCAAGTTGAATCCATAACAGCATATGATGTTGAGCGACCAAGGTTATTACGATAATCGATGATATCGGAAGTCTCTTCGCCTACGTTATTGACCGTATTGGCTTGTGTTGGTGAAATGAAGGCAATGCAATCTTTGCGGGCTTCGCAAACATTATCGATAACATACTGCTGAATGGTCTTGCTATGGCCACCAGTGATGACCAGTGAAACGTCAACTTCTTCTGGATTGATAAACTTATCATATCCAAGTTCTAGATCACCATCTGTTGCCATGGCAAAATTGCCGTTTGCAAGGTTATAGGTATATTCGCTGGAGAATTGTCCAAAAGTAACATTAGCTGCGGCTAGACCCCATGTTACTGATTCGGCGTTACCGGTATTGCTCATAGCATGGTTCATGATGTAGATATACTTTGAACGATCATTAATGACGTTAACATAATAGTTTGAAGAACCGTCATCATTTTTTGCATCTGAAGCCTTAGATACATAAGCAAACTTTTCAAGAACAGTATTGGCTACACCAGTAAACTTACCAAATCTATCAATAACAATAATATGCATTTCATCATTATGACCATCTAAACCGCTAACATAATTTGAAGTGCCTGGAGCAGAATCGAACTGGTCATAATATGACCAAGTAGAAAACGTCTGTGAGTTTGAGTTGGCCCAAAGAGAAACTCTTAGTGTATTACCTCTCTGGCCTGGATATCTGGCGGCAAACATGCCATAAGTGTTAGAATTTGGAATAGCAAGATAATTCTGTTCGTAAACGTCTTTATTATCGATGCCAATAGGAGCCGAACCGCTTGTTGAGTTTACAACAACTGCTGTGTTGGCCGCACGAACTACTCTGAGGTTCTGTGCATATGCAAGGAAGTTTGCTGCTGTAAAGAAAGAAACGAATGTGTTTGAGTCGGGCTTGCCGAAAGTATTGACGAGTTCATTTTCATTTGTAATGTTCATAATCTTGTTGGCTGGACCCCAAATGAAATCGCCAACGAAGGCGCCTTCCGTAGTTCCTACTGAAGGAACAATAGTTGTAAGGTCGATTTCAGAAACATTTACACCTGGTGATAGTTGGAACGCCATTTTTTTCTCTCCTTATAAGGAAGGTTATTTTATCTCTAT